CGTACCTGGTGCAACATTTGCGTTAACGTCTTTTCTATCAAAGAAGAAATAATGTCTTGTATTTGGTCTAAGACCTGTTGTGTGGATTTTAATATTTCTAGATCTCATAAACGGTTGGAAACTTATGTCAGATACAAAGTCGCCAACTCCATTTAACGCTCCATCATTTACAGACAATCTTTGCTCAGTGCCCGTTTGAGTTCTTTGTGTAGTTGTTGTAAGTAGTCGACCACGCTGAGTTGTAGTAGTCGCGCCATCAACAACAGGACCATCCCAGTTAATACCAGTAATTGGTAGGAACTCTTGTAAATCTTGGAACACGCCAGCTATATCAATTACTGCTGGAGTTGGATTTCTAACAGTGTCATGCGCCATATCATGTGATGGAGAAATATTAGAAGAACCATTGTATTTCCAGAAGTTAGATACACAGTTTCTAAAGTTTGTAGCATAAGGCTGACCAATAAGTTTAATGTTATCGTTTCTGCCTAGTGTTGCTGTTTCAGCAGTACCGACTGTTGGGAAGATCGATGCACCAGTAGAAGATTTATATTTTAAATCTAATGGGAATGTTTTAAGAGCTGGTGTAAGAATTTTCTTATCAAAGTGAATTGCTGCTTTATAGTTTGGATCATCTAAATTAGCAATACCAGTATCGTTCATTGGATCCACGATATAACCATTTTTAAATCTTGATAATCCATTTTCGTCTAGGATTAAAAGATTTTCTGATTGTTGTTCTAATTGGTTAAGTGAAATATAATATTCTAAACCTTCAATGCGTTGCTCAATCTTTTCGATGTCACGCATTGTATAGTTTGAAGTACCTTTTGATTTAATTCTAATAGCGGAATCAAATTTACCAGATTGAGAAGCTTCTTCAGCACTCAATGCAGGATAACCTGGAATGTTAATTTCAGCAACTACTAATTCGTCTTTTCCTACTGTAGGTGCAATAGGTAATAAGTCTTCAGTACCTTGAGTAATGGATGGAAGACCATATGAATCCATACTGATTAAATCAATTCTTCCTTTATAGGATTCAACATCTAATGTTGCATTAGAATTAAGCGCTGGAATAACATAAGCTGTACCACTGAAATCAATTTGGTTATCTCCAACCGCAGTAGTAACTGTGCCAGCCGCACTAGGTGTTGTATCTGAATAATCAACTGCTGAATCTTTATCGGCATGTGGTCTAAAGTCTAAGCAATTTCTTAAGTTATAAATTTGACCGGACGCAGATGTGTATGTATCGAGGTCGTATGAACGAATTTTACCAGCTGGTAATACCTCGGTGGTATCATCAATTGGATAACTGTTAATAGTAAAGAAATATTTACCAGTAGCAGTACCAAGCTCATAACAAGAAAGTTTGATAGTAAGTGTACCGTTTGGTGGAACCGGGCGTCCTGGAATATATTCCATATATGAAATATCGTAGAAGTGATCGTTTTGGTTGTTATATAATTTAAAACTATCTGTATAATCTACCGTGTTCGCAACGATTGATTCAATTTTATAAACATCAGGGAAACCTAAACTATATGTTGAAGTGCTATTATTATATGTTACTTTTACATAAGGGCTTACTGAAGCTTTTGTATATGAATCTGTATTAATAAGTCTTTTGTTTAAATAAACTTCTGCGGCTGGATCTGCATTTGCTGTAGGATCTAAGTTAATAGTAATAACTGAGTTATTTAAAGATGTTGCAGTACTTAATACTGGAATGTAAGTATTCGATGCATCAACCACAGTAATATCATCTTGGCTAACAGCAAAGTCTTCACCGGCTGCTGCTGTAATTTCTATTGTATCACTTGAAACAGCCGCTGAGATTTTGTCTCTTACAGGAATTGAAATGTCTGAAAGTGTTTTAATAAACTTACTACCAGTATCAAATATCATTGCAGAGCGTGAAGCATCTTTAACTGCTGGATTTGATGCGATTTCAATAACACCACTTGTACCAACAATGCGTCTTACGTTTTTAAACTCGTTTGAGCCAACCATATCAACACCAAACAAATAACATCTTGCTGGCGTAATGTTTCTAATGTGTGCTCTACCAATAGTGCTTGAACCTGCAGTTTGTAACGTAACAGCTTCGTATTGATCCCCAATAGTACCAGACAATGATGTGATAGGTAAATACCCACCATAATCAATTGTTGTAGCTTGGTTTTCCTGTACTACTGTTTCTGTAACTGGGTCAAGAGTAAAATCAATTTTACCCGATGTTTCAACACGATAACCTTTAACATATGCTATGCCACTATTAACGAGTGCTTTGATATCTGTACCACGACGATCAATATCAATTTTAAATTTGTCTACGATATAGTTACCAGACTCTTCGTAAGTTCTTTTGGCTAGCTCTTCATTAATTGAATTAAATTGAGTTACGTCTCTTAATTGAACCGCTGAACCATTTTGGTATCTAACTAATGTAAAGAATGTTGAGTCTACGTCAGCTTCAGCTGTATCTAAAACAGCCAATGTTGGAATCATTTTAAGTCTATCAGCACCTGGCGCATTTTCATTAGTAGAACCGTTTGCATTATCATATAAGGTACCATCTTGTAATGAACTAATTAGAGATTCTGTAACTACGAAACCTACTGAAAGATCATCAGGTTGGTTTGTATATTTTGATACGACAAGAGTTTGATCGTTGGCAAACAAGAAGTGACCTTTTTGGAAGATAACACCTGCCGATGTTTGAATACCAAATGAAGTTCCTGTTGGATCTGACTGGAGAGTAACGTCAATAGTTTCAACACCAAGCTCGGTGCTATAAAGAGTTGAACCATTGTACTTATAACGATTGATTGTAATGCTTTCACCAGGCTGGAATACTTTATAGTTACTGGTTTCGTTTGTGTTTAAGTAGTTAATATAAAACGTGTTAAGATCTGGCGGCCTAGTTTCAAAGCCGCGTGTAGCTGTAATTACGGAAGCTTTAAGACTTGTAACACCACCTACTAATTCATAAACAACATCAATAGGTGTGTCAACGCCATTAATAACTTCGGTGCTTGGACCACTGATAAATGTTTCTACATCAAAACCTGTTTTATCAACTAGTTTAACGAATTGTAAACCATCCAAGTTTGTAAAGTTACAACCTTTAATAATACTACCTTCTTGATAGATATTATCTCCAAATTGTTCAACTTGGTTTTGAAGAATTGTTTGTAGCTGTGTAAGCTCTCTTGCTTGAACCGCATAAGCTGGTTTAAACAGGATCTTATAAAACTGTTTCTCGACATCAAAATCGTCGAAGTATGGGGCAATGTTTAAGTCTGTGTTAATAGGCATCTATTTGAGTTTCCTTAAAATTCTAAGACCAGCTTGTATTCTTCACGTGAGGTGGTTTGTCTATCAATTGGAAAGAAGTCTTCCATAAAGTATACTTCACCTGACCGTTGAGTGTATCTTGATTCAATTACATTATTAGCTACTGGACTATTTATCGAAATTTTTTGCCCGGTAGAATTAATTAAATTCAACGATGGGTCGAGTGATATATCATTATTTGCTTGGTTAATATGAGGTCCCATATAACTGCACAAATGAACTGTGTTTGATGAAGCTTGAATTGCGTGTACTCGAGCTCTAAACAACTCGTTACCATCTAAATCTTCTTGTGTTACAATACTATTGACTACTAATTTTCCATAATCATCTGTAATTATCTCAATTCTATTATCAAATACATCAGGCGAAGCTGTGTTTGCTGTTACAGGATCTGGTGTAAACGTTGGATTTTTAAGTACACCAACAGCTGATGTAGAATTGGAAGCACCGATTTGGTTATTATCAGTTTCTGTAATATATGCATAAAGCAATACATGTCTACAATAAAGTTCATCAATTAAGTTATAATTATGACCACCAATTGGCGAAAGAACTGGTCTTAATGTAGCTCTTACATCAATGGAGTTTGCATCGTCTGGATCAAAATCATAGTTAGGATCAACAATGGATGCACTAATATTATTATAGCCTTGGCCAGGAGTTAATATTTCAATGTTTGTAATATTTCCCTCTACAATTCTTGGAATTGCTGTGGCACCTGATCCGTCTCCGATAATGTTAACAGTCGGTAGAATTTTAAATGTTGAGTTAATAATAACTCCGTCTCCGCTTGGATTACCAATTACTTTAACTCTTGCTCTATCAGCAACAGCATCCCACGTATAAGTATCAATTACATATGTGTAAGTTACGTTTGTAGGTGTATTAACATAGAGCGTCATACCTGAATAATAGTTTCCAATTTCAGATAAGAAATTAGATCTAAGAAGCACAGTACTATCATTACCTGGAGGGCCAGCAACAATACCGCTTTCAACAAAAGGATAGCCTGCGTTATCAACAGGGTTGTTAACAAAAATATTACTAACTTCTGAACCTGTTATAACATTATTTGCATCCGAATCGAGTTGAGGATCAACTGCAAAGTCTCCCATTAAAGGAATATATCCTACAGCATTGTAGCCTTCAAATTCTGACTCAGTCAAATAATACATAAACTTCCAAACATATCCATCTGGCATTCTATAAATTAGATTTACAGTAACTGGGTTATAGTTTGGTGGGTTAGCTGATTGTGCACCATTATTATTTGATAAGCATTTATAAACTCGATAATCACCGGAATCGTTATTAGTAGGACCAACAACGGAATAGAATTTTTCGTTTTCTAAATCAACGGTATCATCGTATTGTTCGTATACTTGGTCTTTTTGCCAAGGATGATATTTAATCATATACTTTACGTCGGAATCAAAACATTGTTTACCGAATAAAATATTTTCTTTAAACTCAGTTTTGCTTTTAAAAGAGTTTACGGCATCAACTCTAGTAAGAGCATCTATTGAAATTGACGATACACAAAAGTAATAATCGTTGTTTGCGATATCATCGCGAAACATACGAACTGTATCGTTTTTTAATTTTGTTGCTAATACTTCAGCCATGGAACACCTTCAATTTTATAATATTTATATGCATTTAACCCCGTCTCCTGATTCTTGTGCGAGGATAAGTTAAACCATCAGCTGGTCTATTCGCAAAATTCTTTTTAGGAAATGAATTACCTGTCTCTACTCTTTGATTAATCCAACGCAGCATTCTATTTTCAGCACCCTGCAAGCTTAACATATCCATAGGATCGTCGTTTCCTGTATCTACCATTTCATCTATAATTGCATTTTCTTGGATCCAGGCTTTAATTTCAGTATTTGTGGCGTTTGGCCATTGCTCAACGAGAAGAGCTGCTACGCCAGCAACCTGAGGTCCTGCCATACTTGTTCCTTGGTATTTACCAAATTGATAGCTACTATTTCTAGGATCAGCAATACCGCCTGAGTGAAGTGAACTTTGAATTGCTTCACCTGCTGCAAAAATGTCTATTTGACTTCCAACGTTAGAAAACGGAGCTTTTTCTTCTCCTACATTATTTGATAGGGCTCCAACGTTAATAGTTGGCCCATAACCAGCACCTGAGCCAGTTCCTCGGTGAAGCCATGTAGTTATTGTAGTACCTGAATATGGAATTCTATACGTATTATTATAATCTTGGTCTGATGTATTTACTGTTTTCCAATAATCGTTACCAGCTGAAACTACGATAATAATACCATCATCAATTGCATCTTGCAAGTCAGCTTGACGTGATGTTGTATAGTATGGAATATCCATTTCTAAATTTGAATTTGGAGCATAACATCCACGAGCTTGTAATTCAGATTGAGTTAAACTACGACCTGGATTAAAATCAGTTCCACGGAAATTAATTCTATCTACATCTCCAAAAGAACCTGTTCCAATTTCAAGAGATGAGCCATAACTATTATTTGTTACCGTAGGATTACGTCTGCCTGTATCTGGGTTAATTGGTTTTGTATTATGCCATTGTCTCATATAATCCCACATAGTAGAACCAATGCTACCATTTGGATTTGAGCTATACGGACTAATGTTATAGATGTTAGCATCCCGTGCCCAGCCTTGAGTATTCCCTGCTACAGTTCCTGCACAATGACAGCCGTGGTTGTTGTCACTTTCATCTGTAGCATTTGTATATGAACCTGAACGATCATATGTATAAGTGCCTGAGCCACCATGCGAGAACCAGTTTTCTTGAATAATTCTACTACCACCTGAGCCATCTGAATTTACTGCAAACTCTGGATGGTCTGGATCAATATGTCCGTCCACAATAATAACATCAACATTCTTACCCGATGCCGTGATAGCTAATGTGTCAATTATAAGTGAAGAACCGTCTGCACCCCAATTTGATCTATTCGTTGCTTCACTATGTCTAAGTAAACCCCAGTTAATATCTGAAGCATCGGTAAACCAGTTTTTATCAAACTCACCGTTTGTAATTTTATAAGATGGTTTAATACTTAGTTCAACTAATTCTCTTAAATCAACACCCCAAACTCTATCATCAGATTTAATTAATTCAACTTCATCATCAGTAAGCATATAGTGAGTATTGCGACTAATTGGTCTTTTATTAGATACTTCAACTGCTCTATCTGGAATGAACAAATTACCACCCGGCGTTTCCATATCTTCATAGAAACCTTCGAGATCTTCTTTATTATGAAGAGTAACAATCCACTCTCTGAGCATTTATTAAGCCTCCAATTGAAGTACGGTAAGGGTGACTTGTACTGTACCTGTTGAGCCTGACCTATTTTCTACTCTTAACGGGATAGTAGTATTTGGTGTAGACTCTAGGCTATAACCAATTGTACCAGGCGAAACAATTACTGTTTCAGCACCAGTTGTAATAACTTCAGCAATCACACCTGCATCTGGTAAAGGATCAGCAGTATCTAATCTGCTCGCATCAGCGGTTCTTGTAGCACCATTAACATATACACGTACCCAAGCAGCTTTATCAGTTTCAATGGCCATTAATGCATAACCTTTAAAACCTGTAATGCTTAAGTCAGCTGCAGCATTATTTGCTAATGTACCTGTAGTTGCTGTTACGTCAGTTCTTGATTGTAGACTTGAACCACCACCGGCACCTGC